AACAAGAAATCTCATCACTTTAATAGTCTTGCCGACAACTCCCGCAATGATTGTGTTATTCCCGCTGGCACTGAATGAGATCGCGGCCTGACTCCAGGCAGCTAATTGAGGCGCAGCGGGACGCATGTACTCGTTCCCTTGCGTATCAGTTGCGAACGTCCTTATGTCCGTGCCATCGCTACCTCCTACTTGTTGGGTCTTAGTAGGAACTGCGGCTCCGGTAGCAGCAATCGTATTCGCTATGTTTGAATCTTGCGTCGCAAAAGTCCCCCCATTAGCCACATATAGGTTTCCACTGGTGTCTACCTTGACATCGTGTAGGAGCGGAGTTCCGGAATAATCTGATCCACCGATTAGAACAGGATTGATAGGAATCGGGGGTGATGCCCCTCCCGCTGTATTGACGTTTGTGCCCGGAGCGTATAGCCCTTGTACGAGCGGATCGGCCCAAATTGCGCTCGTGTTTCCCGGCTGAGATATGAGTAACTGCCCGGCATGAGCCGGGGGATTAGAGGCCGAAACGTTGACGCTCGCTCCTGTCGTGACTAGATCAGTGGCACTCCCCCCACTGGGCATATCAGCAACCGTAAGGACACGCCAGATAGGAGCCGTCGAACAAGTACCGTTCCCAGTCTGAACTAAGAACATAGGAGTAGTAGACTGGTTTCCGCCCGCTATGGCATCGTAAGGCGAGGCTTCGCTCCAGAATTGAAGGTTAGTCGAATTGGGAATGTTACAAGCCATTAGATTGTTGCCGCTCCTGGGAACCCAAGACCTACTTGGCCGCTGAATTGATATACAACAACGGATAGGCTAGCTTGCGTGCTTCCGAAATCCGTTACCTGTAAACTAGCCGGATAGCTCAACATTGGATTGCCGTTAATGTCGTAGGTTCCGGGAATCCAATTGATACTCCGCTTCACAGTCGTTCCACTCATAATGTTAATTTGATAGGCTTCGTTCGTTTCGTTCAGCGGAACGTAGGCAGTACCATTCGTCCAGTCTCCGCCGTAGCGAGTCCGACGAGTCCAGCCTATCGTCAGGTTGTGCGAGCCGTCCCGCGCTCCGGTTAGGTGAACGGGAGAAGCGGGCTTCAAGTCATTCCCTTCTAGGGTAAAGTCTTGGTCCGTGGCGCTGGTTACGTCCTGCCCTGTGGTTACGCCTCGATAGAATCGCTCCATGCCGATTATGGCCAATGGAGAGGTAGCGTGCTGCAAGCCTGTTAAGGGTGCTATAGCTGATTCCCCAGCCGAATGTCCGTAGGCCGCATATTCAGTATTCCTACGCCCACGTAGGAGCCGGGAAACGGTATAGGTGCCATCCATGTTGAGGATCGCGTTGGCGAATTGAATTACTTCTCCACCGACGATCAGCGCATTAGCCCCATTGAGCACCGCAAGATCGGTTGTACCTGATAGGGCTCCGAAAAGCGGGGTGATTGTAAGAGTGTTGACCGTATCCCAGGCCCAGAAATAGGGCGGATCACCTAGCGTGGTGGTGCAGCTTCCGTAGGTCATTTGGAGCGATGAGGAAGCTAGCTGATTGAAGGTTAGGTCATCGCTCGATTTGTAGAGTACTCCGCTAGCCCAGCTTGATTGAGTCGAGGACATTCCCCAGTAGAATCCTGTTATGCTGCGATCCGCTACGGCATCCGAGTCCTGGAGGTAGGGAAGGTCAAATAAGAATGTCGCAGTAGGGGCAAACGGTAACCCGGACTGGGGGATGACTCCGCCTGCTGCTGCGGGAGCCGCAATAGAGCGGTAAGCATTGCTACTCTCACTGACCGTTGATAGGGAGACGGAATACCCAACGCCAAGCCCGGTGGTTACGATCCGCGCCTGATAGGTGTTGCCCTCATACACAAATTGAATAACATCAGTCGGATCAAGGACCGCATAAGCCATCTTCCACAGATTGAAGTCAAACGGCCTGCGCTCGACGTAAGCAATCATCAATGCTTTCTCAGCAATAGCGCGTGCCTGGGTCGGGGTCAGCAGCATGGGAAGGTTCATTGAGACAATTTGTTTTGACTTAGATACACGGCTAGACTTCATTTTCTGAGTCTTGTTTTGCTGGTAGTCGATTGTGGGATCGACGAAGGTCACATCAACTTCCTTCGGAAGTTCTTGTGCCTGAGCAATGGTCTCCGTGATCTTGGTCTTGTCCGCTTCCAGCCCAAGATCGGACTCCGGTATGGTCATCACCGAGGAGTTAACTCCGCGTGGGACGAATTTGAGAACAAAGTCAGATTCTACGGCATCGACAAAATGTGCAGCCAAGGGGGTTTGTAGGGCTGTTTTAGCATCGGCCTGGGACGTGATAAGGTAGCCGGTGATCGGAATACCTTCAACTTGCGTAACATCAATCTGGGAGGAGGTTAGTCCGGCTCGTGCGCAAAGGTCAGTTACTACAGCGGCAAGATTCGAGCTAGGGAACGATCCGGCCTGAATCTCGTAAGCGGTCGTGTTACGGCTGCTACCTGAGTTAGTCCCTGTTATCGTGAAAGTGTTCGGGCCGGCAATGACGTTCTGGCATATCCAAACGTCCAGATCAACACTGGTAGAATGCAGGTGAACTTGTTGGTATTGATTCTGCTGAGAATCGGACAACTGAGAGAAGGCGGTCCTGTTCCCGGATAACCCCAGTATTGATTGCACGACAATGATTGTGTTGTTGTCGGTCGTGTTCGAAGTAAACGAAAATGATTGCGGTGGAGCGAACGGCGCAACCTGGCTTACCTTTTGAATAATCTTCGGGACACTACTCCCAATCAGGCCGAATGAGAACAAAGCACAGCACCAGTCTCCCGTTCCGGACGTTGAAGCCTTCGCGGTCGTACGGGTAACATCGAGCCCAGTTGTCGGAGGAGGCATCACGAAGCTAGCAATGTCGCCATATCCGGTTAGAGAATTGTCAAAGGTGTGCCAGTTGTGCGTCGCGTCCGGATGTTCCGCTGTGATTGTTCCGCCACCAGCTACAACCATGAGTAGCCAATCCTCCGGATCAGTAGGAGCCTGAATGTTTGAGAAGATGTCGCCGCCGTTACCCGTCCCCACGGCGGAGCCAGAATCAACACTCAACACTCCATCAATGATGTTTGTGTTGTAGGTAGTTGTTGACCCTAGAACGAGCCCCCAAAGCATATTGATATCAACCACACCGCTGTAAGTAGCAGTTGTCGGGGTTGGGATCACGTTGTACCAGAGACCTGTTCCTCCTACTTCCGTGAATCCAGCAGGCGCATTGAAGCCGTCTGTAGCACCGAGGAGAACTATTTGATTTGGCTGCGTAGTGGTTAGAGTGACGCCCAATACCTGGGATGGTGCTGGGCCAAGTCCCTTATAGTAGTCATCATAATCAAGTATCGTGCTCGCCGTCGCAACCTGAACAAGCGGGTTAACTAGCGGCGAGCCGGTGAACTCCGCGATTTGTAAGAAGTTGTTCTCGCCGCCGATCTCATTTCCAATGGTCAAGGTAACGGTGTTAGGTCCCGCGTTGATACTGCGAGCTATAAACATCTGAGAATTGTTTCCTTTTTTGCCTCCCGTGAATTCAGGAAAATCAAACGGCCCAAAGAAAGAGCCCCCGAATAGTGTGCCTCCGCAAGGAGTGTAGGTATTGCCTTGACTATCAGAGACGGAGAATGTGTAGTTTGGATTAGTTGGGGGTACGTCTGTAGGATTACCGGAACCACGTTCGGCACTACAAATCACCACTATGAAATTCCCGGCAGTGTTATTCGAGCTAAAGGAAAATGAATGTGTATTAGTGCTGAAATTACTTCCGGTCCCTTGAACAACGGTGACGTTAGGCAGGATCGGGCCGGGTTGTTTATATTGGATGAGGGCCTGAATGTTCGGGATACGATTCCCGAAGTTGGCTAAGAGCAGATTGTCGTAGACAGCATAAATCAACGGACGGAAAGCACTAGCAGCATTAACGCCAACAGCACCTTGATAAAGTGGGTCGGGCATCTGGGTCTGCGTCCCGTTGTAGATTGTCGGTGCAGGGTAGAGAGTGGCCCGGTTGCCATTTGTTGGATCTATCCAGGTTGCGGTATTGTGGCCAGACGTAACGTCATAGGCAATCTTGGAATCGAACCAAATCTTTACGATGTCGCCAGGACCTTCTCCGAAGGCAACCGCGAACGAGGCGGTGTAGGAAATGTTGGCTTGAGTAGTTCCGCCCTTACCGCCGACACTTTCCTGTATCGTAACTTCATGTAAACCGGGGGACCAGATTATGTTCCCAGCCTGACGATAACTACCGTATCCAAATTGAATCGGGACGCCGTTGGTTGCGCCGCTTGTAACAAGGGGCGGCTGGGTATTCGCGGGTAGGTGCATCGGGAACAAAGCGTTCCCTATAATTCCACCAGCCGCGAAACCAATAGACCCGAATAATCCAGCGGCAGGCACGGCAGCCATAAGACCCAGACCCATAGTAAAGAATCCGAGTAGAGCTAAACCTATTCCCATACCAATCGCTATAGCCAGCTTGGCCATCTAGTCCTCAACTCCGGGGTAGCTAAACGCACCAGCTATCCGCTTTCTCCATTTATTGTCCATAATATGTTCGACCACTTTGCCTATCCCAGCGTAGGCATGAATCATTCCCGTAACCCCGTTCACTGTTGTAATAAGGGCAGCGTGGCAAGGGATAGTAGGAACGCGGAGCGTAACAACATCCCCATCCCGAAGGTCAGAGGGGTCTTTCTCCACTAGCCTCCGCTTTGCTTCCTCATGAACCAATAAGTCGAGCGGTTGGGATGAGTAGTTCTGATTGTCGGAGCCCTTAAACGGGACGCCTAGACGATCAATAAGCCCTAGCTCCTCTGCTACGCAGAGAGGTAGGCCCACGCAGTCAATTCCCTTCCCTTTGACTCGGCCCTGATGGCGGAATGGGGTATTGAGAAAAGTGCGGGCGCAATCAACGATCATTTTCCTAGTTGGCATTGTAGAGCCTCGCCTCCATGCTCTTCCCGTCAGCCCAATACAGTGTTGCGAATACAGGGTGACGATCGCATCCGTACCGAGGAGCCGAAGGTTGCCAAACTAGCGGGACTGGCTCCGTAATAGCGATTTCTAGGGGCGTAGGGGCTGGCAGGACGTACGATCCGTCTTCGGGTGTGGTTAGTATACCCGCCGTTACTTGACGAGCATCTATACACATGGATGTAGCTAGAGCAACATGGCACTCATCGCAGAAGTGCCCCTCACGCGAAGGATTGAGAAGGAACCGCTCTGTTTTTGTCTTAGTCATTAGGTTGCATTCGGATATAGGAGGATTAAATCCATCCCAGGAATATCCGGCTCCGCACGGAGGTTCACAATATTGTTGAATTTGTTAAAGCAATCGTTCTTTGTATGGTCGCATCCCGGCTCAATCGTGAAAGTGTCTCCGGGTAGAGGCTGAAACTGCATCGGTAAGAATGTGGTCAGCGTTGCGCCGTCCCAAGACTTCAGTTCGATGGTTATTCCGTTCATAGGCCCGCTCGTGAAGGTCAGCGTGCCGTCATTAAACCAACCAGCAGGTGCTAGAGCCGTAGGAGTAGCAGACCCAACCTGAAGAAGTCCCGATGGCGGTGAAAGAGTAGCGAACGGAACAATCGTCACGGCGTCTACCGAGGAGGAGACAACCCCAGCCTGTTGGTATTGGGTTATGTCCACCATGCAGAGATAGCGGTTGTTCATATCAATTCCGTTTAGCCCGCTGTATAGCTCCGCTCGACAAACCGGCCCGTAAAGGGACCCAATCACGGTAGTCAGTTGTTGGGTCAAGCCTCTTATCTCTGCTGTGAAGACTCCATTTTTCATAACAACTTGCCCAAGTGTCCCGGAGCAGACCTTCATGTCGCCCATTGTTAGATCGGCCCAATTGACGATCCTGATTTCAATCGTCGCCCAGTCATAGACACCGGCGCGGATGTCGGACTCCTGAATCGAATCTGAATCAAGGAAGGCGGTGACCTCCATGTTGTCTACTGAAAGATCGCTCTTCTTGGCGTTCGCCGTCTGCGTCATCCCGGTATCGGCCTGGTAGGTGACTCCCCCGTAGATGATGTTCTGATCGTGGGTAGTAAAGCCCATCGTGACATTGTTGGTTGTGACTAGCTTCCAGAGGATAGATAGCGAGCAGCAATCGAGACCAAAATGGGTAGTCAGAGCGGGAGAGATACTTTTCATTACAGCCGCTCCTCGATGAGACCAAGTTGGCTCCACTCGTAAAGGCCGTTGGCGTCGGCCACGTCAGAGTCTAGAATTTGCGCGTTAGCCATATCATCAACATCAAAGCGGGTCGGGATATGGAACTGAAAGTCAGCGGTGATAAGGTGCCCGACAGTTGGGGTGTAGAGGAAGGTTATCAGTCCAGTTGTAGCGTCCTGAGTGTAATGAGTCCCACGAGTCTTCTTCACACCATTGTCATAGATGTTGATCGTGTTCGTGAGCGCGTTGCCCTGGAAATCGCTTATGGTCTCATCAATTGGTTTCTTAATCGTCCGGGTATAGGTCCGGCTCCCGGTCGTATAGGTCTTGATTAGCTGATAGACCGGATTGGATGGGGGAGACTGGACACCAAGCGAGGTAGCAATCAGTTGCCCCGTTGCGGAGTTGTCAATGGGCCAAAAGAAACGGAAGGCATCAGCCCTACCCCCAACATTGAGATAGAAATTGTAAACGGCGGCAAAGTAAGCTTGAGGCTTACCGTTGAGGAGGATTTGGAACTTAGCCTTGGACTGAGCCCAGTTGCGATTACGTTGCTCGAAACCAGAGAAGCCTTCATTGACGATGGTGCTCCAAGCTGGACCGCCCGTGCTTGTGAAACCGATTTGACGTGGGAACTCAACTTCGAAAAACATTAATTGTTCCTCCGGGCGGCGCGGAAGGCGGCTGCCTGTGAGGCACCGAGTATCTGATCCTGGGAAGCCATGAAACTGTCTTTATTGGGGGTCGATATGTTGAAGTTCTGATTCACAACCGTGCTACTTCCTCCGGCCTTCTGACCGGCACTACCCGCGTTCGGGATAATTGTTCCAGCTACGGAGGGCATGAACCATTCCTTGCCTGTTTCTCCAACGGTATAAAGGGAACCTGGGCTTGCTGAGCCGCCCGTGGCCATGGCTGGCACGCCACCACCCCCGCCAAATATTCCGGAGATAATGCCACCAAGGCCGCCACTACCAGAGGAGCCCATTCCTGGAATGAGTCCCAATAGGGACTTCAGCATGTTGTTCAGAGCCAACTTTTCGAGGTCCTTTTCAATTGTGTTAACGTAGTCGTGCCAGTTAGCCTTCCCGGACGTAATCATGTCGGCTAGGTTGTTGGTCAAGCCGGTCATCGCTTGATTCATGACCTCTGTCGTTTGTTGAGCAGCGGTCTTACCGTCATTGATATATTGATTGAAGAAGTTCTTGAAACCATCGGCCATCGTGTTGTTACTCTGTTGGGCGATGACTACTAACTTCTGGTGATACTTCGCATCGGCAAGTAGGTCAGCGTCTCGCCATTTCTCCAGATCCAACTCTAGCTGGCTGGAATTGTCGAACACCGCTTGATTCTTAGCCTTCTCCTCGGCAAGTTCCTGCGCTGCGTCTTGCTTCAACATATCTAGGTGCTGCGTTAGGGTAGTGAGCCCCATTTTGTAATTCCAGTCGGCCTGCTCCTTCGCGGAGGCTTCGTTCAACTTAATCATTTCTTCGTTGAACTTGGTTGACTCTTCGGATAGGTGCCGTTTGTCCTCGATTAGCTTCTTGGCAATCTCAAGTTCAACCGCTGCGTTTTCCTTCTCAGCAGCAGCTTGAGCATCCAAACCCTTCTTTTGGTTGGCTTCTAGCTCACCCTCTAACTTGATTGCGGAGGCGGCGAGCTCAGCATTGATTTTGGCTATTTCGTCCAGCTTAGTCGGCCCTTCGGTTTTTAGGATCGCAAGGCGTCCTTGCTGGGCGGTTAACTCGTTGTCGTATTGAGTCCGGAGCGCAGCCTCAGCGTCATCAGTTTCCTTTTGTATGAGAACTAACTTTTGTTTCTCCAGATCAGCATCTATCTCGCCCTTCGCCTTCGCAGCAGTTTGGGCTGCGTTAATTGAGTTCATGGCGGAAGCATTTTCCAATTCGTTCCGCTTCTCTAGGCTGACGGCTAGGGCGTCCTGAATGAGCTTCTGATTATTGATAGCTCCTTCCGCTGTCTTATCTTTCGGACCTTGAATGTCTTGCTTCGATTCGAGCCCCGCTATTTTTACATTCTTGTTCAGGGCGTCGGCCTGGAGGGACATGTCCTTCATGGCGGAGGCGGCTACGGTGGCTTCCTGACTCAACTTCCCGATCAGTTCTGTATTTCCAGGAGTAAGCTGCTTGACGAGATTCATCGCGGCTTCCGTGTCGGCCCGGAGGTTTGCGTAGGCTTTCTGTTGACCTTGGATTGCGGCTAGTTGGGCTTCCTGACCCTTCGCGTCATCCAAAGATCGCCGCGCAGTATCAACCGCCATCATTGCTTCGTTAACACTCTCAAGGGCACTTTGAATCCCCTTCACTCCTCCGCCCAGATTACTGATAAGGGGATGCTCGGCGAGTTGGGTCCAAAACATTTTGAGACCACCGAGGAAGGTTGCAGAAGTTTGAACTTCTTCATCAATTTTGCGGAAGTCCTCACTGAAGGAGGCGGCCAGTTTATCTGCCGCAATGCTAGACTCTAGCAAGGCTTCAGCGAGACGGTTTTTACCAGGACGGCCTTCTAGCTTCGCAATCTGATCGTCTAGCTTCAGATTGGTTAGCTCCATACTCTTGGTCTGGTCATCTTGCTTGATAGTTAGGTTTTCATTTTCCAGGGCGGTCTTGCGGATAGCTTCAGCCAACTTCTCATGATGCTCAATCACCTTGAGGATCAAGCCGACAGCGGCCAGTACGCCAACTAGAGGAAGCATGGCAGCGAAGGCAGCGCTTACTCCGGGTATCTGTGCGATGAGAGTCTGAAGATGTCGAGGTATCCGGACGCCTACCTCTTCACCGAGGAGCATCATTGAGCCCTTGGCCTCCATCATGTTGACGGTGGTTGACTCCCCAAAATCCTTACCAGCCTTAGCAGCCTGGTTGAAGGATGATTGAATGTCCTTGCCTGTGCTCTTAGCGGTTTGACCAGCTTTGGCCATACCACTTTCAAACGCAGCGGTCCCGGCTGTTAAATTGACTGAAAGAGTTCCGACTTGCACGCCGCCTGCCATCTACTTGATTCCCTTCTTCTCCCACAACGGGAAAATTTCATCGAATACTTCTTCAACATCCTCGTGTCCAGCCTGGGTAAGGCTGGTAACAATCTTCTCGCGTGCCTTATCCATGCTGTCGGGGGAGGAGTTAAACTCCATCATTGCCCCGAACACCGACATGATCTTGTTCTTCAAACTATCCCGCTTCTTTGTCCGCTCCGGATCGGGAACGAAATCAAACGGGCTCCAGACCTTCGCTTGCTCGTTCGGCCTGTTCACATTCGCAACCATCGAGGCTGTGATACCAGCTAGGTAACAATTCCGCCGGAATCGGCTGCTTTGGCGCTTGATAAGTTCCGCGAACATCCCAGGAGTAGTCCGTCCAAACTCTGCCATCGTGAGGCCGAAGTCATACCGCGCCATTGCCCATAATTCTCGCCAGCTTTCCGGTGGCGCGTCTAGCTCGCCACCGCGTCTACGTTTGGGCTTATCGGCTCACCCTTGGCTAATTCCGAGGCAGCCTCAACTAGCTTCGCCAGGACGCCCGGATAGGCTGACTCAAATAACATTTCAAACAGTTGGCTGTTTTGAGCCGGAGCTAACATCTGTCGTACTTGACGCAAGGTTATTTCAGGATGGAATCGGTCAAACGCGGCCCAGCAGATCACGGATAGATCGGGACCAGTTAATCCGGCCCAATCGAACCTAACTGAGAGGTCGCGTTTATGCGCAGGCGATAGGACCTTGCCCTTTTCATCTTTGATTTCTGGAGCAATGCTAAGCAAAGGCTCAGCCTTGGCGATGGCGTTGTAATCCAGTACAAGTTGATACTCGTTCCCGTCCTCAATTTTGATCTTGGCGACGGGGAGTACATTAAATTCAAGTTGAGAAATTGGTTCCATTGAAACTCCATGTATAAGTGTTTTGAAGCGAGGAGGAGTAGACGCCCCTTGGGGTTTAATACTGGGGCAGGGCGGCATATGGACATTCCCAGAGGCCACCTGAAAGAAAAGTTGGGCAGTTGTGCTAGCGGGATGCCCAGCCGCTCTATTGAACAAATTGGCGCGGGGTTAAGGCTCTCACCCAGACCCCGCAGAATCTTTAGGCGAAGTTCAGCGGGCCGGTGATCTTGATCTTCACCGTCAGCTTGGCTTCTTTCGAGAAGTCCAAGGAGTGGTCGATGCTGGTCACGATGCCACTAAAGGAGAATGTCCCTAGTGCGCTAGGTAGTGTGATCGACCAAGGCACAGCTACGCGGGCGTCCATTGTTGCTTGGAGCCCAACCTGGGTTACGTCGCCTGGGATAAAGTTGGCAGTAAAATCACAAGTTCCGGAGTCAATCAGGGTTGCCAAGTATTCGCGGCGAGCGGAAGGTGACTGTGCGTGCGTGACATCAACGAGGTCTACCTTAGATCCAGATAGAGTAACCGTCTGGACTTCACTGATGGCAGTGAATACCGGAGGGGATGCAATGGTGCCCTTATTGAGAAATAGGCCGTAGCCTGAAAATGCTTGTGACATTGGTGACGCTCCTTGTATTGCTTTTCCGTCAGCTTTCCCGCTACGGATCGGGTAGTGCCCCTGCTATAAGAGGGTCGGGTAGTCGCTTTATGAATCTTGATACATGATGTCAATCTCCATCATGTGGCGTTGAATGAATCCTGATGTACCCGGCTCATACGGGAAGTCCGCTTCCGATACAACAATGCAGCCATTCACAACCGTTCCGTCCGGTAACGTCCCGATGAAAGCTTTCAGGCTGGAACGGATCGCATCGGAGATACTAATCGTGTCCAAATACGCCTTCGCATAGGAGTCAAACTGAATACGCTTCATACGGAGTCCGCTAGGTCCCTGCGCGTGGTAACCCATGTCCGTTGTAGTCACGGTGTTGTAAACAATCGCGGGTAGCGTTGCATCCTTGGGCATACGGCTACCGAAGATGCGCCCGCTAACCAAGCTGGCGACCGTTGTATCTGCCTTGAGACGTTGAAAGATCCCTACCTCTAGCATTCCTTACCCTTTCAGAGCATTTAGCTCATCGTTCAAATCCTCTACAAAGGTGTCCAGCACTAGGTCTTTTGTAGATTCAAACGCGGGCCGGACGAATGGCTTTGCGCCTTGAAAGCGAGTCCCAAACTCCTGAAAGATTGCGTAGAAGGCTTTCTTTCCTGGCCCAACGACAACCTCAATCCCGGCTGTGGAGGCGTGTGTGTTTTCGCCAATGTTGGCGCGAAGATAGCCAGTTAGTTCCGGAGCGTTGTCGCTTATGGCGGTGACCCAGATGTCGCCCGCGTCCCGTGCTGCGCGGCGAAGTACCTTCCTGGCGACCTTCGGAGGTTCAGACTTGAGCCTCTGTTCAAGGACATCGAAGCCCTTCAACTCAACATTTATTTCCATTACTGACTCCCGTCATTTGTTTCCGTACACAAAAGCCAAAGCTCAAATTGGTTTTCGTCCGGGTCGGATACCGCGTTGATCTGAAAGAGCCGCGCCCCGAATTGAACAAGCATTGATGAAAAAATCCCTGCCTGATATGGGACAACAATCTTGTGTGTGACCGTCGAGACGATCTGTTGGGCTAGGTCAAGGTCCCGGCCCTGTAAAGCAGTTATCGCGGCCCAGCTAGTCCCGAAGGTAGTAGGCGGCGCAACGGAGCCGTCGGCATTCAACGGAGCATTCTGGAGCAGGGTTATCTGTCGCTTCATCGCACCTCTCGGTGTATGGGCAATCAGCGTTGATAGTGAGCGGGGTAGCATTTATCCCCTCGTAGGCGAATAATCGAAGACCATTGACGATGCCAGCAGTGCATCAATATGGTTAGGGACGGAGCCAACTGTACCCGCCGATACTGGCTCACGGTTCATATACCAATGGCAGGCCAAAATCAGGACGGCTAACTTTGTGTTGTAAGGAATCCCAACGGCCAGAGTTACACTCGCCTGTTGTTTAGGCGGATCGGGTAGTGTGTTACTGGGCGGAGATACATCTTGGTCCGCTGCATTGATGGTGAGGACCTTTGTTGGGTCGGGATCGTAACCAGCAGTGAATAATATCGCTATGCAATTTGGCGCATAGAGAACCACGGGCCAGTAGGCTCCAGGGATCGGGAAGAGGCGGCAATCTTCGGCAACATAGTCAACGAGGAAGTCCACGCCTGGGAATATGTCGTGGGGATAGCCGTCTACCCCAATGTAAGTGATCTTCTTTACTTCGGTCACCGGGGAATAACCCAACTTGAGCATCTGAGAGTAGTTCCAGAGCGTAGAGTATCTTGCGTAGTAGGATGAGATGGCAGCCTGACTCACGTTCACGAGTGTTTCGGTGTAGTAAGGGAACATGTCCAAGGTCTGGACATAATCTTTCGAGGCCAGCGAACGGCCCGTAGCGGACTCCGCGTAGGATCGGGCAGCGGAAATCAACCCCGCAAGCATAGTGTTATCCTGGGTGTGGGGAATCTTCAGGTAGTCTTGAGCCTCGATCACAGAGACCGGCTCGACGGACGGGACTGATACTGGTCTGATTGAACTCATTGAATCTCCGGGTAAAACAAAAGCAGGGAGTCGGGAGTCTTTACACTCCAAACTCCCTGCTTTTTAATTTGCCTTCAAGCGTCAGCTATTAGGCTCCGCAAACTAGGTACTTGACTGGTGCAACGGAAGAGTCAGCAGTCAAAAGGTTGCCGTCATAACGAGCCCAGGCGATAAGGCCAACCTGTCCAAACTCGGCATAGCGTTCAACCAAGCGTTGGATGGTCATTGTCTTGACGCGACGAACCTTGTACCTGCTGAGGTCACCGAACAGGACAGCCTTGTTGCCGCCGCCTGTAGTCGGAGGAGAACCGGCTGTGCCGATCTCAGGCATGTAGGTGTTGATGATGTAAGGCTTGTTGAGAATGCGGTCCGAAGCCTCGCTGGAGAAAGAAGGCTGCCAGAGAGGATGTCCGAACTTGTCCTTCAACTTCTGAAGGGCGAGCAAGGTGTTATCGGTGAACATCCACTTTGCGCCGGGTTGATTTCTGTAAGCCGGGTCAACTGAGTGCAATAGACCAAGCATGTCGTAGTAACCGATCTGCGTTGTCGGATCGGGCGAGGTAGCGTTGTCGTCACCCTGACTCGTGATACCGAAGGTTGCAGCGGTAAGAATACCCGTTGGCTCAGTCGTTCCTACGCCGGTTGTGAACTTGTGGCTCAAACCACGGCCAAACGATAGGGCGAAAGCATCGACCACGATGCCGTCTACGCTGGTGAAGGAGTCCTGAGAAATTTCCAGGCCAACCTTTACGAGGTCTCCGAATTTGAAAGCGCCAAAAACTGTCTTGGCGGTTGTGATGTCGGCATCCGTTACCGCGCTGCCTTCGGGGACTAATTGGCACTCACGATTAACGGTGGTGGACAACGGCCAAATCATCGGTGCGCCGTCTGGTGTATCAAATACATCAGCGTACTCGGTGAATGGAGCGTAGTATTTCATTGCGATTTCAAGGTTGCGTTGGAAGGCTGGAGGGATCAAGTCTCCACCAGAGCCCGCTGTAGTAGATTCAGCAGCACGAATTTCCGCATTCTCTTCCGGGGTGAGCGACTGGCGACCGCGAGTGCAATACTTATAGAAAGCGCGGTTCTCAAGTTCAGTCTGCTCTTCAGCGGACCGCTTGCCGTCATTCTTTTTGCCGTCAACAGCAGACTCAGGCTTGAAGTCTACCTTACGAAGCTCAGCTTCATAAGCATCGGACGTTTTGATGCGCTCGATGTCCTGGGCAATGGAATTCATTTCGACTAGGAGGCCGTCGGCCTTAACCTTGTCGTCTTTTGTTGCTGTTGCGTTGTCGAGAATAGCGCGCACTTCTTTGTGAAGGGCAAGACGCTTCTCATTCAATTCTTTGATACTCATGGGAATCTCCGTATAGGTTTGTCTACGGAGTCAGGAATCTCACTAGGCGTGAGACCTACTCAGTTCTTTGCGGGGTATCTTCGCCCTACTACGGGCAGCACCATTGTGCGATGGCGCAAAGCTAGAGGATCATTGACCCTCTTACCTGAACTGTTTAGTTTGAAAATTCTCTAACTAGCGAATTGCTAGGCGGAGTTCCAATTCGAGGCGTTCGCGCTCCTCAGAAGTCATTACAGACTTACTCTCGTCAGGCGTGTCCAAACCTTCGGACTTGTAAACAGACTCTAGCTTCTTGATGGCTTCGGCCTTCTTCGGCCCCTCATACTTGTTTCCACGATACCCTTCATGTAGCGCGGCCCAGGCTGCACCCATAAGATGATGATCTGGACTTCCGCCCGCGTCCGTGTAGGGAAGGTGTTTCTCATCGCCGATTTCAACGAGGTATTTAACAGCGCGAGGCTCCAGGTGCTCTGTGATGTCGTCTGGGATGCCTTCCGGGAAGAATGAACGGATTTCAGCTTGTGTGTAGGATCGGGACGGGCCGACTGAGGTCCCATCATAAGCCGGGTAGGTTACTGCGCTCACATCTCCGAGGTCCACATCATGCAGTTCGCGGGTAGCAACGGTCTTGCTTGAATCCTCCGGATCAGGCTCATTGACCCAACCCTGTTTCACGGCTCTGAATCCGAATGAGCACTGGCTGATGTCCCCGCGCTTGATTGATTCCATAACGTCGCGTCCGGTGGTTGTGTTCGGCATCTCACAACGGAATTTGAGACCCTTCTTATCACTCTCAAGCGTTGCGGTCCCAGCAGTAGTGCGACCGAGGATAGCGGACGGTTCGTGGTTGAACAGCACCCGAACATCATGCTTCTCTTTCAGTGCGCGGTCGAATGCTCCTGGCTTGACTACCTCTCGGAAGCCCATCTTGTCAGTGGGCTGGTTATAGACAGAGGCGTATCCGCTGATGAACTGCTTGTCTCCCTCTGTAGACGCGCGGAGTTCTGTAACTCCAAATGCGAGGTAACTACGTTCGATCTTGCTCATTGATTTTGTCTCCTTGATTACACCAAATGCTTCTTTGAATGCTTTGTCCTCAGCAGCAGCGTCGGACAACCCGTCCTTCTTGGCTGCCTTGTAGGCTGAGTTCCAAACTGCCGCCCATTGGGCCGCCTTCCCTGCTGGAACATTACTCGGTACATTAGAGGCGGTGTAGGGCATTACTTGACTCTCCGCACGGCCAATTCTTTGTAAACTTCGATTGCGACGGCCCGCGTTGCTCGCTTGACTTCGTCTGCTACTTTGAATTCGGAAGTTGCGCGTTTATGTAGGCTCGCCGTATACCCGGCTAGGAACCGATCCGTCTCAGGCATCGAGTCGGGCGGAGTGACGCCCATATCGACTGATGCGATAGCCTTAACACCATCCCTCAAGCCTGTGAGAATGGGTTCAAATATGGTTTGAAAGTCTTTTAATTCAGGCTTTGACCGCTTCGAATAGCGGGCAAATCCATCTGTAAAGAGGGGCAATGTAGCCACAATCGCTGAGCTAAAGTCTGGGGCGGCTTTCTGTTCGCCGGGGACGGGCGTAGGTTCCTCAGGGGTTAATTCTGTCTTCGGGGCGAGCGGGTTAGGGGTTACGGCTACCGGAGCCGCGCCTACCACGGACATGTTAACCGGGATCCAAAAGTCTTCGCCGCCATCCTCCGGATCAATGGGGTTGAGCCCCTCATATTCAAGGATCATGTTCGTGTTGAGATAGCCTGAATATTTGCCTTTTTGATAGAAGTTTGACTTCGATGTTGCATCCGGATAGATCAATGCATGAGTGTCAAACTTGGGCTCGAATCTTCCAGAGTTCCGTCCGACTTGGTTACGCAGTATAAACAACTTGTATTTGAGTTCTTGTTCCCATGAAGGAATCCAGGGACCCAAGGTGTAGGAAATGAACTCTTGCCCCAACTGTTCCGCCGTTGCGCGGGTAACTCCTCCGGCTTCGCCTAACATGTGACCGGGCACTTGGAAGATTGCGCTGATCTCCTCGCGCTGGTGTTTGCGGGTTTCCAAATATTGGGCGCTATCATTCGGGGTTGCTAGCGGCGTGAATTTCGTTCCGCCCTTGGTGACGAAGATGCGGTGCATGTTCTCGCCGCCCGTTGCCTCGATGAAACTTTCCCGCGCCTTGGTTACTTGTTCGGTTGAGACCCCGATGCTACTCTGACTACCTCCGAGCAATTCGAGGATGCCTCCCGGATGGCCGCCGTTGCCGAAAAACTTCGCGCCAAACTTTTCTGTAGCGAGGGCGAGGCCGAAGGCTTGCCTCATGAGCCAAACCGTATCCTGACCAACGCGGCCATCGAGCGTTAGACCGGGAATGTAGATCATTCGCTCCGGAGCGATGAAACGGGACTCGCCTTCCTTGATCGAATCGTCTAGGGTGATCTCTTCTTCGCTGAGGCCGATGGTTGTCTTGTAGACGAGTGTGCCTGCATCATATTTTGTCTTCTCGCCGTCAATCCCCTCCAAGACAGTATCTCGACGCAAACGTACAGCAGCGGTCTTCCACGGAGCGCGAGGGGCTAAGGCTCCAACACGACCCGCGCCGTCGAGTAAGACTTCGCTGTAAGAATTGCCCCAAAGAAGGGCGTAGCACATCATTACTTTCTTCCAAGTTTGTGCGGACATTTCAGGGTGGGGACGGGTATTCAGAAGGTCTTGAAGATCGTGATCGTAGGCTAGCTTGCGGCTTATGCGACCAGTCTTGGCCTGAGTGGATAGCTCTACAACATTCAGCGGGAGGCTAGCTAGGCCGTTGGAAACGATATTGACGCAAGCAAACACAACGGGTAGCTGTAGCGCCGTCATCTGGTTTACCCGGATACCAGAATCGGTTCGAGAACCAGAGAAGAATTCTGTCATCCACTCAACGGGGAATGCTAGGGGTACGCCTGGATTCTCCAGGCTATTGCGAATCTCTTGGATAAAACTCATTTATTGTTTAAGTCCCCTTATGAAACCTTGAACAAGGTTCAACACAGGGGCTATCAACAAGAGACACCCCGCTATAACGAGCCCGATAGTCGGGGAACGTAGGGCTGTTCCCGTTACAATCAGTACCGACCCGCTTATGAAGAGGATGTCTTGTGTGTCTAGTTTAGGCTTCTTTATGATTTGCATTAGATGACTCCAAGTACTTCAAACCCGGATTCTGTTACCTGCGACAACGCCCGATTGATTGCCATGAGCAAAGCTACAACTGGGTCTATCTTGTTCTTATCTTGGTTCCTAGCCTTCCTCGGATAGATGTTGTCGTGGAAGTCCGGCTTGACTTCGATGTTGGATACTGCCCAGGCTAGTACCGGGTCACCGTCGTGGTGGAGCCGTCCGGACATTACCAAGGCTTCCAATTCCTTCAGCGCGGGCGAGAAGTTGGCGACGTTCTGCGCTACCTTCACCATCAGGGTAGGGACGCCGGACTCAACCATGTCCCCAATAACTAGATCGGCGAGGTAGGGGTCATGGGCAATCTCGAGGACATTGAAGCGTGTACAGGAATCTTTCAACTCCTCAGTAAAGAGTCGATAGTTGTTAACCGGGCCGGGAGTAGTAGTGATGCGGCCTTCCTCGACCCAACCGAGATATTGGGAATTCTCGGATGCCTCGGCTGCTTCCTCCGGTAAGAAGTGTCTACCAAAACAGTAATAGTGACGTTGGCCTTCAATCTCTTTCCAAAATACCTTGATTATGGAAGCAAGGTCCTTCCGGGAGGCGAGGTCCATTCCCACGATACAATCCCGGAGGGCGAACTGTTCGATGTCTAAGGTAGGGTCAGCACAACGGCCCCAGTCCCGCATATTCATCCAACCGTGAGCAGAGCTAACCCAGACATTGAGGTGCTTGGTCTTGAAAGAGGATTGAGCGGAGGCTAATTGCATGGCCTTGGTGAGCTTCTGCATACGGTCTGCCGCAGAGAAGCTGACTCCCCAGTTGGGGTTTGCCTTTCGGAGAGAGGCCTCCGTGGCCCAATCATCATGGGAGTCTATGGTGTAAACAACCCCAAAAACACTTTCATCATGTTTCTTACCAGCGAGGATGTCGAGGACATATGACCTCACTTCATAGCAGATACCTGAGACATTTCCGCCCGCCGTTGTAATTGCCCAGAGAAGGTCCTGGTCCCGCTTACCGTGCGCGGTCTCCAGGTTGTCCCAGAGCGAACGGTTTTGGTGCGCGTGTAGCTCATCCACGACGCAAAGGTGTGGATTGATTCCCTCGATTGAATCAGCATCCGAGCTAACACTCCGAGCGAAGCTAGCTGTGCGCTCAACAGTTATGTCATGTGCCCCTACGGTGACTCCAAACTTCTCACAAATCTTCGGGCACTTGCGGAGCATCTTCTGCGCGATGCCGAATACGATCTTGGCTTGATCGCGGGTAGTAGCAGCGGAGTAGCATTGAGCTCCACCTTCATTGTCGGCTATCAGCAGGTAGATCAGGACAGCACTGGACAGGATTGACTTACCGTTTCCCTTGGGGACTTCAATGTAGACGCGACGAAAGCGACGGGCACCTGTATCTTTACTGACCCAGCCGAACACGGTTGTAAGAATGAAACACTGCCAAGGCTCTAGCTTAATAAGCCTCCCAGCCTTCGGCCCTTCGACGTGCTTGAGCATTTCAATGAGGTAACAAACATTCTCCGCCTTCTTCACATCGAACCTATACGCGAAGTCTGGATTGGCTAGGTCGGCTGCCTGACGTTCGCAAGCCTGTCGAATGAACTCGCACGCGGATATAGTTCCGGCTAGGACGGCGGCGATGTACTCGTTAGCGGCGCGGACGTATCCGCACTCTTGATACTCTTTAGGCATCGAAGCGGTCCAATGGATCTTCGGCCTTCGGTGGGGCAACTGCTTTGCGATCGGTAGGGATGAAGCCTAGCGCCTTGAGGCAATTTACAAGTTGTGAGAGTTCCGGGGTAGTGATGGTGTGAGTCTCCAATTTTGCTTTCAGTGTTACTGCTATCTCCATGAGCGTGCGATCATTCTGTCCAAGCTCAGACGGGGCGGACTTTGCAAGGGTGCGCCAAATACTTTTCTCTTCTTTCGACATCCATCGAGGAGGGTTGCCTAGCTTGCCGATGGGCTTGGTAGCATACTCACCGAGGCGGGCGGCGAGCCTACCCTTGTTGTGCTCCACGGAATCCGGTGACTGTTGCGATAGTGGCTTAGGAATTCCCATTTATTGTCCAAACGACCCTGTAGAGGGCGTAAAATATTAGCCAGAGCGCGGCTTTCGAACATCGGGATAACGGGTTTTGACCCCCTATACCCCCTCTATTATCAATTACTTGCGGACATTGCTGGCGAGTGGGTGTCATTCATTCCGCCTAGCGAACGTGCTGTCCTCGGTTGCTGTCTTATGATCGTGGCAAGCCTTACATGACCCTTGAAGGTTGTCCGTATCGTAGGCATCTCCCCCGGATCGCATAGACTGAATGTGATCCACAACTTCAGACGGCGCTGGGTGACCATCGCGCTCAACGCACAACTTCGCAATCTTGCATAGCGGATCACGACCTAATACAAAAATCCTTATGCGACGCCAGATGGCGGTGTTATAGATTCGCCTCAGCGGATCAGACTGACGCGCCTTATCGTATTGTTGGCGTGTATCTTGTGGGTGCTTGGCGCATCTTGTGTTTGGTGTTAGGTTCGAGCACCCCGGAGCGGAACATCTGGACAGGATCATGACTTCTCCAATGGGGGTGCTACCGCGTGCTCTTGTATTACGATCCTTGCGCTAGCTAGTCCTAGCCGCTCAAGCAGCGCATTAACTAGACCGAGTAGTTCAGCGTGGTCGAGGCTATCCGGTAGGATGATCGTTGCTCGATCACCGGCGGTTTGTAGTATCTCAATCGAGAGTTTCTTCATACTTTAACTTCCTCGTAATCCGGTCGCGCTCGCTTCACAGCTTCAACGGCGTCGTTTGGAGTTCCGCAAGTGGGGCAAGGTAGACACAAACGTGCGGGATTGAAATCACTCACCGAGAAATACTGTCGGCAATAGTGTTGGAGACAATGCAGGAGTGCGGAGGCCATTAGTTCTTCTCCCCACACTTGCAGGGCAATTTCTTCTTACAGTCGGCGCACCGAATGCCGACGCGCACTTCGTACTGGTCTGAACTGAGGTCGCCCAGAGCCACTAACACGCTGAATTGTTCTTTTTGGAATTGGTCGCCCTTGCCCATACTCATAGATACGGGAAAACGAAATAATGCTAAGGAATAGCGATTGGCTAACACCAAACATTTTGGTTCTCTTGAGCTTGTGAGCAATTGTGTTTGATTTGGGTTCTGCTCTTTATCAGGGTCTTATGTGTGTGGATAGGTAGAGAGAATTTGAGGAGTATAGGAATGATTAAAGTTCTTGTTTAGGATTTGTTATGACAGAATTATTTTTGCTAATCCCAGGCAACCTTGACTAGCGGGGACAACCAAAAGATTCCGCTGACCTTACCAAAATCCATATAAAAAGCAATTTTGCCATAATGACAATATTTTCATTGGGTTGTACCTGCTGTACCCATCTCAGAATCCAAATACGTCCAAATACGTCTAATAGTCAGAAGCGAACACAATCCCTCACACACGAATCGTAGACGACTTGTAAAGGGTGAGGGAGAAGTGTCTAGCTTCAAATGAACGACGGGCCAAATCTAATCGCGACTGGGGGAATGTATGTTCAAGAAAATGCTGATTTGCGGTCTTGCCGTTTCGTTGGGATTGTACGGGGCAGAAGCTGAGGCTTTGCGCTTCAAAGCATCCAAGGAGGCGATTGATGCTGCTAAGGATGCGCTTAAGAAGGGCGGCGATGCGTTGATAGATCGCTTGATTCCTGGCGGCGATAATGAAGTGGCGCACGATGTTTTTCATGATGTGGTTGATGTACATCCAGTACGGGCCGTTGCCCGTATTGTGCTTGAACCTTCTAAACTCGAGAAGGAACCCGATATTGTTTACGTGGAGCCTGGTCCGCCCGTTGTACCAGCCAGCCCGGCGAACGCGAACGCCATCCCAACTGAGCACCCAGTAGATCGGATGCATGATCTCTTTCTAGGTCCTGTTACACCTTTTCTGACGCCCGATGTTGGGCGCACAGTCGTCCATGGCGCCGATCACGGCCAGGGTGGTCATGAAGGCGGTCACACGGGAGGATGGGCGGGACCCGACCACCCAACGGCTGGTAACATAGGGTAATCCGCGACTAACTCATTGAGCTACGAGGAGCGAGGCAGCTACGGTTGCCTCGCTTTCTTTAACTTGCGAATGACGTCGGCGAGCGTCTTCTCGCAACCTCTGAGTTCGGGTACGGGCAAGGGTATCAACCGTATCACCGCTCATCTGTGGGATAGGTGATACTCTTGGTTTAGAAAGCATCGGCAGGTACTTCCGCTTCCTGGAAATCTACTCCGGTCATTGTCCACTCCCAGCCATCTACCTTCTTTGCCACGATGACATTCCTCATCTGACTCTTCGCCCGCTTGAGGGTTGCGGATGATACCGCAATCTTGAGAGCATTGGTGATGAACTCTTTCGCCGCCGATAGCTGCGGCCCTTCCGACTGCGTTCGGCCTCACACTGTCTTTAGCGGCTGCCAAACGGATTCACCAATTCCTTCGTCTTGTCTATCTTCTTTATCCCCGTAAATCTCATCTTCTTCAATCGGATCTAATCTACCGACCTCTGGTCGGGACGAGCTTCGCTCGTTAGAACCTTCGGAAGCTGCTATGGCACCTCTACGGCAACATCTTATCCAAGCAGTTCTTTCATTTTCAGTCATCCCTCCAATATCGGGGAAGTCTTCTTCCTCTGCCGTGAGGATATCGAATGTCTCAAAATCTCTCTCAGGAACTAAGCTAGGCTCAGCTAAGCTGGGTTTGGTTTGGCTTGATGAGTTCTCTGAAGAGTTCAAATGATGAGTTCTATGATGAGTTCCGTGTAGCTCTGAGCTACTGGTGCGAACGCTCTCAGCTACTGGTACTGGTAGCTCTGAGCTACTGGTGGTAACCTCTGAGCTACTGGTAGCTGAGCGGTACTGGTAGCTCTCTGAACCCAGTTCAGTCAACCGCTGGTATGAAATCTGGTAAATGTTTGTATCCCCGTTCTTACAGGGACGCTTTCCAATCACCTTTAGTATCCCGTTTTTGATAAGACCTGGCAGAGTTCTATTGACTGTACTTCTGCTGAATCCGCAATCAGCCGATATGCAAGCGATTGAAGGCCAACACTGACCATTATTATCATTGGTTCTCCAAGCTAGTGCATAGAGAACAGCCTTTTCCATGCCCGGAAGATGAGCCTTGAAGACTGCATCTGTGTATTTGTTTGCCATGATTACACGACCTGTTTCTTGGGGCCGGGTTTGCCAGCTCCGATGGGCCGCTTGATATTCCGAGCCTTGACGATGTCATAGACGGTCCGGTTCGAGATTCCGAACCTCGCGGCGATTACATCATAGCTGTCTGTCGTGGTGACTAAGACCGTAGCGACTTCGTTGTGTTGTTGAACCTTGAATTCTTTTCGTGTCATTTTTAGTGCCTCCAGTAAAAGAACGGGGATTATGTTTTTAGTTCATTAGCGAAATACAGTTTTGCTACGCCAATTCGCTAATGAATGGATCCCTTACTATCCAATCCTCTTTCATAGGGAGTGAGATGCGCTTGTACACGGTGCTCCTTGGGATTCCAGGACACTCCCGACACACTATCTTTGGAGTTTCAGATGAAATCTAAACGCAATCCTATCGACGAATTGCTCAAGAATACATTTCCATCTCTCGATGAAGTAGTCGAGATAAACGAAGAGAGGATCGACAATGCTCGTATTATTGAACTTCAAGCAACTGTTGGTCGTCTTGAAGATGATCTCAAGTTGTTCAAGGCTATTGTGCGGAGGCTATTAAATGAGACTAACATCTAAGCTCTTCCGGATCACTGAGAGCAATCATCGTGCTGCTAGACACACAATCACACGCGTCTCTACGACTCCTTACGTGGAAGATCTTGAACGCTTCCGGCTCGCATTGGAGTGTAAGCAACAACTAGCGGCTCCTCGAGGCGAGCAGATATTGCTCCTAGAATTGATGTTGTTGGCTGAAGATGACCATGAAGAAATTCTCTAATTGTGCTCTCTGTAACAGACGATTCAAGGTCAAGTCGTCCGCTCATAGATTTTGTAGTGTGAGATGTCGCGAGCGCTCTAAGGATTATGAGATGATGAGACACAAAGACCTTAGGATTACGCTTCTTCCCAGCGCCGATCCAGATCGCGCATATCAAGCTTGGTTGAAGGATGCGAAAACCGACGACGGCCCGTTCGTATCTCGTTGTGCGAAGCAAGGGCCGATTCGGTCTAAGACATGATTTTCTATGCCGGAGCCGAGACACAGTAATGTTCTCGCGGGGGCAGCCACCTCCGACTTCCTCCGGCACCAAAGTTTCGTCTGTGAGTCTCTGCTAACCGCGAGGCGCACTGGGTGTTAGGGATAGCACCTTCTCCAACTCACGAACGGATGATTTTTGCGGCGGGATAGAGCGACGGAATCGTCGTTGAAGCCGAAAGCCATAACTCCCGTCCGGTGGCTCGCTCTCAAGAACCGGGTTCCGCAATAAGCTCTCGTATCCTATCTTCTCAGATGCTCACGAGAGCAAAAAGAAATCGGTCTGACGACCTAAGACATGGGTGAGCCCTCAAGCAACTCCTTCCTAAAACCGTCAGACCGATTTTCCTTTTAAGCTGAAATTAAGAAAACGGGAGCCTGACCCGCCAACAGGCCCTAACTCTTTAGAAACCTTCCCGTAATATAGCTATTTTGATACCCCCATTCCCGCGCTATTCTAAAAAAATTCGACGGGGGTGTAGCGAAACAGTATCGCGGCCCACTCCTAATGGGACGACTGCGGGTGCGAATCCCGTTACCTCCACCACGGGACGGCTTGGGTAACCAGGTCGTCCCCTAAAAACCTATGGATAGAGCATTAGTAGCCCTCAGAGAAGAACGCGATGTCGTTAAGAAGCAACTTTTCGCTGTGGAAGCTGCTATAGCTGCGCTTTCGGGCGAGCCTACTAAGAAGAAAAAGTTCGGTCGTAATAAGCGGGTGTCCTCATTGCTGAGGAAGAAGCTATATAAGGCGGCTCAAGAATACCAGGCAGCAAAGGTTAAAGAGCCGCTCGCGGGAGCCGCCTTTAAGATGACAACGAACAGCTATGACGCGCTCTATAGCCTGTCAACGCCGGGATTTAAGGCTCTAGGGCACGCGAGAGATATGTTGAAGGACAAACGATTAAAGCCTCTTATCCTGCGCAGCAAAAATAAAATTCTAGACCTTACCGATCCCACGGTAAAAAAGCAATACAAATACACAGACAAGGAGGAGGGCGAAGTTCATCGTTATTACGACGAGGATATTCCTGGAGCGCCACTGAAAGAGAACACCATCTTTTTGTATGAGCCTGGACGCCACCAACCACCAGGCAGTCTTAAGATGGGAGTAGCTGGCATCTACCTCAAGAACGTGATTCACGAGGATATTTGGCGCACGGCGCTGGGTGATCCGGCCAAAGGTCTACCCGGCTTTCGCGCCATGAGTTGGGAACCACCAACGAGGTCTGAGACGAGGCCCGCCAAGGAAAGGCAGCGAGGACAGAAAGTAGAAGCGGCGGAATTGCAATTTGGGCACACGACGCGAGGTAAGATAAACAAGCATGGTGCGCACAAGGTAGATGAGCACAACCACGCGGCGCTAGGGCCGTTATACAAGTTTATGGACCTGATCTTCCTCATCGTATTACCTGGATATTGGCTGCACCAGAGTGTGCCTAAGACCCTTGCCGAGAGGAAACGTATCCGGGCTTCCCTCAAATCCCCGAAGGATTATGGCGGCGCACTCAGCCGCTGGAAACTATTTGGCACCTCCTTTTCAAGCGGCGCATTATTGCGCAGTTGTCCAGCCGCCATCCATCAAGACGCCAATGCTGGAAAAGAAATTAGTAACTTCACTTGTCTTACCAGTTGCGGCGAGGACGTTAAGGGCGGGACGTTTTGTCTCATCGAGTATGGAATCAAGATAGCGGTTCAGCCAGGAGACCTCTTAATTTGTCAGACATCCCGTGAGTGGCACTGTAACCTCGGACCAGTCACAGGCAAGGAAAAGTATAGCATTGTTGCTTACTATCAACCGGAACTAGGTAATGAAGAGCATTCCATAAATACGGGCGTAGCAGCAGAGACGTGGGAAGACCGCTTAGACGATTGGCTCTTCACAGCCGAAGAGGGCGAATTCTTTGCGCTAGGTTCGGGCAAGACTGTAGTGCCCTGGGAAGAGGATGAGTTAGTGAAAGATGAAGACGAAGATTCGTGATACAGTACGGCCCGGAGGTAATTCATGGCCGACGTGTTGAATGTGCTGAAAGAAGAGCGCGATACTCTAAAGAAGCGGCTCACAGCGTTGGAAAAGGCGATAGTCGCCTTGGCGGGAGATGTCAAGAAATCTGTTAAGCGCGTAAAGAAAACCATGAGCGCGTCTGCCAGGAAGAAGATTGCGAGAGCACAACGGAAACGGTGGGCGATAATCAAGAAGGCTAAAGAAGTCAAAGGCTGAAGCCTGTTATGCTCTGGTTTAGAATTCGTAAGGCAAAGATTTCGCCAAAGGACCGCGAGGAGTTTGAACAGTTTGGCGTGGCAACTATCCAGTTTATGTTGGCGAGTGGAAACTTAGATGAACTAAACGGCGGTCCAATGCTTTGGGGAGGGACCAAGACGGGCAAGTCTGCCTTAGATCCAATCCAGATGGATTTGTTATTCCACAAAAGACCTGCGGCCTTGAAGTGGTTGGTCGAACAGTACGACCGACAAGAGCGGAAAGAAACCTGGTCAATTACAATGGAAGCGTCTATTACGGTGTTTGTTCTCGCCGAATTGGTCCTAGCATTGGTATACCGTAAATAAAAAGGCCGAGTGATTTCTCACCCGGCCCCTAATTGCCACGATGGTTACTTACAGTACTTCGCCTTAGCTTCTTCGGATAGTTTGTCCGAAGCGCACATCGCGGAAATATTGTTATCGGCGGCTGGCTTACTCTCTACTTTAAGAGGTTTCGGCAATTTTATAGGGTTGTATGACCCCTCTTTCTTAGCGTCCGCCGGGTCGGGAATCATTATGTAGGTTACTCCCATGTGATGCTCGATGCGATACAAGATTTTGCTCGTGGCTTCAAGACCCTTGGCACTATCATGATGTCCCCATGTGTGGTCAAGAAATACAGGGGTACCATCTTCCTCGGTGAGCATGAGGACATAGGGTTGGTCACATGGGAGTATGACAGCGGCTAAACCTCCTCCGCCTGTGCATGTCTTGATGGTCAACTCGGTACCGTCGGGCATATCGGCGACCAGCCACCCGCTGTAATCGTCTACAATTCCGCCCGTGCAATGCACTCCCAGCAAGCCCTCGTTGCAGGTCGTGGTGTCGGTGAATCCTGTTGTCACTTTGCCGCCGACGTGCAGCGGCACCTTTTCGAGTTTGCCCATCTTGTAGTCCCCGCTGTGATCCTTCGCGGAAGCCATCGTGCTGAGCGCCAGTATTAGGATGATTGCCGCCAATAGTGTCTTCATTTCAGTTAACTCCACGCTCAGGATAGCGCGGGGCAGGGTTGTGGCAGTGTTATCGCTTTTGTTACAGGTGTCTAAAAGCAAATGGGCCGAGTAGGTTTCCCCACCCGGCCCCATGCGGACTTGCGAGGTAGAGACTAGGGGACAGCCGGAGTAGGGCAGCTCTTCGACGCTGGTATCTCGAATGATTGACCATCAATCGTCCAGCAAGTTTGTTTCTCCTTCCCGGTCCATTGTGTTCGGTGTTCCAGACGATGAATCTTGTCGTCAAGTTTCAGGTTGTCGAGTTCCATTTGCGCGGATTGGTCACGTAGTTTGATTTTGAGGTTCAACTCCTCTCGATCCATCCTCCGCTTCTCGGCGGCTTGTTCGTCCGGTAGGATTTGCGTGACGTAGACTCCGCCAAGAATCAAGAGCAGTATGCCGATTAAGACCAGTTTCGTTTTCACTTTCATATCCTCCATTAGAGTTTCTACTGTGCGATTCTCCGAACGGCTACTAACACTTGTCCAAGGGAAAACGGAATCATTCGCGGTCCTCCAGTAGTTCCTCAGAGCCGCTAGCGATAAGGGCATCCGCCATTTGCTGAGCCTCAGGATTGAGAATGACGCGCCGTTCCGCTCGTAATAGGGCGCATTCGACATCATGTATAAAACGATTCGTCCCCGGCCAGAATTTGTGTTCGTTGTTCACTGCCCTTCTCCTTTGAGTAAGTCCGCTCAAACCCCCGACCAGATCGGAGGCTTGGACTGACTCGCCCTTAGACGCCAGTGGTTTTCGAGGATTTGGTAGCCGGGGTGGGAGTCCGCTTTTTCCCTGGTGCGGTTACACTAGGGATAGCGGGAGAAGCCGTCTGAGGCGCTCCTGACGCTGCGGAGGCGGCTTCCTTCCGCTTTGCGTGATAGTTTGCCAGCCCAGCCTTGATCGCGAGTTTCCCTGCCTCTGACATCGGGCGTGTCGCGCGACCGGGATTCTCAAGATTCTTTATGGTCCTGTCGAGAGTGACGAGTTCAGACTTGAGCGCAGATCCAGACAGGACAGCAATTTCCGCCCGGAGTGCCGTGATTCGGGCATTATCCGGTTTGAAATCGGTGAGAGCGGCGGCTAATTTGGTGCGTTCGGCCTTCAAGGTTTCGATGAGTGACATTTTCTTTGTATCCTCTCTATTTGATTCGGTCTATATGTTGACCGTAGAGTAAACATACGCTTGTTATCTAAGAAGTAAAGGACAAAAAGGCAGGTCAACAAACTTTTACACATCTATTGGTCTTAGGAAATTGGGGTCAGCGTTTGGTATTTCTGGCGATGTTAATTACGTGCACTCTCTACATCTAGTTCCATCTCAATTTTTGCGGCGAGGAATATTTCTGCTGCGTTATTTATCCGCGTCTTCAAAATTTCATACGCCACTGAATTCCCAACTTTGCCATACATCTGTTCAAGTTCTTGTTCGTATGTTGTGCAGGAATGCCTTAGATAATTTTTAATCCATCTCTGACAATAATCTTGTTTCCAATCTCCATTCGCGTATATCGCGTGAGAAAATCCTCTGCGTCGATCTCCGGAAGGATAAAATTCAGAAGATTGGTTGCGATTACGAGTTGCTGCGTCTCCTAATTGGTCGAGGCTGATGTCTGCTGGAACATTGAAGACGATGTCGATTGAATTTACATAATCTATGATTTCTTGTAACTTTTTCTCTGCTGCGGCCTTACCAGCTTGACATCGCTTCGGGGATTTTTTGAGCTTGTCGCCATGGAGCTGTTCAGCAGCTAGCACACGTGCCATAGCATAGAGGCTGCCGATGCCATACGCATATGTACGCGACCCCCGAATCGCAAATGTCTTATCCGGTTCGCCGAGGATCTCCTTCACTTTTGCTGGTTTCCAGCCCCGATCCTGTGATAGTGCTGTTGGTGTTATGTACTCCTGGTTGTCCGTATGGGTCCCCATTGACTAGCCTCCACCCATATCCTACTGACATCCCCAGTGAAGGGCTATCGAGTCTCAACATATTTTTGCTCCAAGTCAAAATAGTTCCCCCATCCTCGGGAGACACGGACTTAGCTCAATGGTAGAATCGGCGAATGAAGAATGCGAAGCTAACTGTTGCCCAAACCTGTATGACCGCCAATTTCTATGAAGAGTCGATTGACCACCCCAAAGAGACTTTTGAACAGATCACTCGGCGATGTCTAGGCGCTAAGGGCTTCCGCAAGGGTGCGACTGAATACAAGAAGGAATGCCGCAAGGCGTTTGACCTGGGGCGGAAGAAATGAAGTGGAAGGTTGTGGAGAAATTCTTATTGGACTTAGCAGGTAGCTAATTATTTCTTCTCAATCACCTGACGAGCTTCTTCTTTCAATTCTTTGAGCTGCTTTCTTGAAAGTGCCCACTCTTTGCCTCCCGCAGCCCACACATATATTTTCTTGGTATTTTCAAGGTCACTTGCGCGCTTGGCTGAAAATGGTCCCCATTCGGCGTGCGATTCCCCTTCCTGCAACATCTTTGGAAGGTTTCTGCCGAAAACAAAAAATGCATTGCTATCTTCTTGAGGTTTGTAATACTTGCCGCCCCAACCCTGCCAGACAACGGGCCGCCTTCCGATATTAACCACGCTCATAACCAAATAGAGTTCCTCGGATGCTTGCACTTTCATGTCAGGCGCTACAAAGAAGGACTGCCCGGTCGTGGAATATCCCATCCTCCGAATACGTGCTGAGAGTTGCAACTTTGCGCGGTCTACAGCGTCTCTGTAAATATTCCAGCCCAAACCGACCGAAGCTACTATCGCGCCCCAAGTCGCCAGGAACCTCGTTAGACCATCAGATGATGTCTGCATAGCATCCCGATAATATTATGGAAAGTATACACCCCGGAACGACTCAACTGAGGTCAACATGGTAGAATCCGCTGCACGGAGGCGCAGCCACTATGTCCGATGACTATGACTCAGAAGACCACGGCTATAGCCTTGATGATGTCTGCAATCGGCTTGACGACGTTGAGGCCGCTGTACGCGCCAATCACACTGACCTCAGTGGATTAGTGTGGCTATCATTGATCTGGTTTGCTGTAGTTACTTGGCTTCCCGGCTTATGGCACAACAAGCTGCGATATTCTTTGTGGTACAGCGTAGACTATGCCCAAGTGACCGTAGAGAAGAAGCCTAAAGATTGTAATTTCTTCCATGCGCCCATGGGCGACAAGGATTGCGATTACGACCCACACGTAAGTGTTATCAAAGTTGATAACTCCAACATGTGGGGTGGACAGAGCATTTCTTATGACAATGGTGAGACCTGGACACATACCGCCAAGGGCAAAGATGGAAGCCGGATTGTCTCTAATGATGGCGGCAAGACTTGGTCTACCGACTTCGTCCCTCCCTTCACCAAGCCAGGAGTCGTTGTCACTTGGGAGAAAAAAGATGACGACTAAAGCGTGGAAAGTTGTAATCGTGGGATCAACTGGGATCGTGTACAAGGACACCAGTGCGTTCAAAATGCTCTATTCTTTTCCAACGCAACAAGAAGCCGAGGAGCACGCCAAGATGATTACCGCCGTGGGCATGAAGGTCGCCTTTTGTGATGAGCGGGGGAATCTCTTACAATCTCCTCCCGTCTAGAAAAGCGAATTCTTTGTAAGCTTCGGGTCAATGCTAGTGAGCAGATTTTTATTGACCGCTTGCTGCCAATTATCAAGTTCCTGCTGTACTTTGTCCATGTCCCAATCGGGCTTCCAATCAGCAAAACCGTTTTTCACAAGTTTATTCGCAAATTTGAGACAATCTTGGTGTACATCTTGGATTATTTGTTCCGGAGTCTGGTCAGGACATAGTTCCCAGGATACCGCCGTGAACTCTTCTAGTCCCTTCGCTATTTCTGGGGTTTGTGTGAGTGCGGTCGCGTTCACGAACTGCCAGACCAAATCGTTTCGTATGTGAGTGTAGACTCGCTTACGCTCCAGTTTGATTAGCCGCTTAACCTGTTCTCGGACATCTAGTACCGCTAACACGCTTATTGCGATGCCAACAAGGCCGACTGTAAGAGCAGCAATAGCAAGAGCGTGGTCGCTGATCATGAATCACACCTCCATCATCTAAGATCTGAACAGTTTGGAAGGTCATTTGCGGCGCGAACATCTCTGATCGCATAACAGAGTCTTCCTGTCACGGTGTCCATTGCAACGTCAGGACCGTCGGGGCCGGGTAATGCTTGAAACCTGCCGGGAAACCTTCGTTGTGGCCCGAGGAACAAACCCCAAATAAGCAGAGCGATCACCCCAACCAGGAGAAGGGTATTGAATCTAGTTAGGTTCATAGTTCCCTCGCATTCAAATTAGTAGAAACGATAACGTCGTTACATTCGGACGTAAACACAAAAATAAGAGGGCGGAGCGTGCTAGAATCCGCCGCACGGAGGGCCATACCATGACCGTCGATCGCGAAATCAACTTCATCGCAGCGACTTTGACATTTGGTCTATTTCTATTTCTTGGTCCGACATCCGTCAAATCGCAAGGCGATAAGGCTGTCCTTCATGTTACGAGTGTTCGTAAGGAAGAAGCCAAAGATTGGTGCGATACCGGGAATTGTGCGGCGACAAGGTTTACCGTGGAGGGTTATCGGGCTGCAAAGAATCCAAATCAAGTGATCCGCTATGTCTTAGAATGCATCGAAGTAGTTAACCTAGAAACAAACAGAATTTCATTAGATTGCGCTAGGGTTCAAGCTGGTGAGGACTATGACGTTAAAGTGTGGCCCGACGCGATTGTCCTTCAGCCTCCTCCCGCGCCGACTGAGGGAACAGCCCATGGTGTCTACAGTATAAAGTCGCAGAGGGAAGAGGAAAAAGACAAATAGAGCCGCCCGATTAAGAGTGGCTCATGATGAAACTAGCTGCGCCCCATGATAGAGTAAACCGCTCAGGCCTCAGCAATGTCCAACGAACGCTACGTTGTCATGACGGTGGAATGCTCACGCTGCAAAACCAAACAGAAGGTTCACGTTAATACCAGACCTGGACTCCCAGCAAAGATCGGTAATCAGATAGTTCCGTGCCTCAAGTGCGACATTCGTTTCAAAGTAGCGGTTCCCGATAGGATTATTCGCGGGCCGTTTCCGGCTTGATATAGTTTTCGTTCCTGTCATCAATTGAGTTTTTGTCCCACCGTTGGGGGGACTTGCGGCTGTCCCGCAGTGGGCGGCTTCATTAATCCAATCCCTAATAGCAACGCGAAAGTGTTCTTCGCCGGACCACGCCATCGGAAGCGGCAATTCTCGAAGTTCGTTTCGGCCCACTCGAAATCGCCGCCAGAAAAGAATAGATCGCAATTCTTAAGATGGCAGCGAATAAACACGACATCCTCCAGAACGAAACTTTGGTCGCTCAGATTCTTATCTTCGTATACACGCATCGATCGACTCCTTTATTGATACTGATTGGCACGCCTCGTGACTTACCTCGCCTCCGGTTCGTTTACTAGTAGTGGAATAGGACGAACGAGTTATTTTGCTCTTGATTTCTTTGGGTGCAAGAGCCAGAATCACACAGAGATTCCAATTCTGACTTCGCGACATAGTTGGTTGAACGAGGGGACACGCACCTTGACCAGCAGCGCGGGACAGTCCCTCGTGCCTAGGAAGCACTAACGCCAATGCTTCGATCGGACCCCGGTTATAGCATTGGCTTTCGTGTTTCATTACCTTGTGGACTGTACATCATTTTTGATGTAGTGTCAAGAGCTTTACTATATTTTATTTGATATATCTCAAAATTGTGGTAACATAATGGCTGACTTGAAGGTGGTTTGGAACTGGTCATTTCTGGGCTACGAAGCCCCTAGTGGGAATCGCCCTGTTCAAGAGTGGTTTGATGGGCTTGCAGATGAGGTTAAGGACGAAGCGAGAGACGCAATTGGATACCTGCAACATTCTTCCATCCAACAGTGGAGTCGTCCGCACTTTGAGAAGTTAGAGGACGGAATATCTGAGGTCAGGTTCCGGGTGAGCAATGTACGATACCGCATATATGGGTATTTTGCGACCGAAGTTCGGCAGTCCTACACGTTCTTACACGGAACACACAAGAAGGTGAGCAATGATAGAAAAGGCAAAAAGACTGCTAAGGACCGGATGGGGGAAATTGGGCGAAAAGAAGCCCGCACCCATAAATTTGAATTCGAAAATGGGCCTGATTCGGCGTCTGCGAAGAAGTAGAGATGCGCGTGCCCAGTTTGTTTCTTCTCACGTGGACAAGACGATAGCGTTTCAGCTTCGCGCTATTCGCGACCAACAGAACTTGAGTCAAGAGAAGTTAGCAGACCTGGTGGGCATGAATCAAAATGCCATTTCTCGCCTTGAATCGGAATGGTATGGGAAACCCACAATTCGAACGCTCAAGAGACTCGCGTCGGCTCTGGATGTAGCCCTGGTGGTTAGATTTGTCCCTTTCAGCCAATTGGTTAATTGGGTGAGTGGAACACCGTTTGTTGAGGCTGGGCTTTCAACCGAATCTCTCGCTGTTCCGAGTTTCGACTCCGAAGTGACCGAAGGAAATTTTGAAGAAGTCACAGTGGCCTACAACCAGATTGTTGGCTCTGCATTTCATGGGATAACTCCAGGAACCTACATGAGAGTAGCACCAGTGGAGAACGTGCTCACTTTGTACGGATACGGAGCACCCGCTGAGACTAGACGCAATGAGCCTGAAACGGCTTTGGAGTTTATTTTTCCACCGAGTAGAACCCTTTATGTGCAACAAACAAGTAGCCCCGTTGACCCAGTTAATAGATTAATTGAAGGTCGTAGTAGATACACAATACCAATTGCTGGCCCTGCGGCGTCAGCTACCGCAGCTAATGCGGTTTTAGCTAACCCTTGAGAGGATTTATGGACGACAATAAGCAAAATAATGTTCCGATGTCGGCAGCTACGACTCCACCAATCCAACGCTCTGAGATCCGAAAGGACGTAGGCTTCGTTTCTCGTTACGCCAATAATGTTCAGCTTGAATCGAACGCTTTTGACATAAGACTGCTTTTCGGCATAATGGATCAGAGTGGCGCTACGAAGGTCCCTCCAGAGCTGACGCCCGCCATAGACCAGCACACGTCTATCAATCTCTCATGGCCCGAAGTCAAGATTCTCATATTCTATATGCAGCTTCACCTTGCTGCGCATGAAAGCGAAAACGGCAAGGTCAAAATACCCGCTAGTGCGCTTCCACCCGAAATTCCTCCGAAGGCTCCAGCCCCATTTGATAATCCTCAAGGCGAACGGGTCTTTGAAACGATGCGGCGCGTGAGAGCAGAATTTATGGCAAAGTTGTCGGAACCCTAGAGCGATGAATACACAACCGTCTTTGCCCCGGTCCAAAAAGCAAAGAGCCGCCCGGTTAGGAGCGGCTTCCCAAAGTCCATTTCTGTGGTAAATTACTCCTTCGCCCTAATGGGCGAGCGATATAAGTCCAGAGGGGTCGTGAGGACTTCGCGGGACGACAACCCCGCGTCTGCCTTTGTTGGAAACCGCCGACAATGGCACGATGTTGGGCTCTGATAAATTCCGTGCTTTGTCGGCCATCAGAGCGCAAAGAGTAGGACTCGACCCCAAGGCTTCCAAAAGAAAAAGGCCCACAGTTTGAAACTGTGGGCCTTTTTGCGGTATTACACTTTCACTGCCTGAGCTACCTGATTCGCGTAGTTCCTGTATTTCGGCTGCTTCATCTTGATTTTCGCCGCGTACCGCTTCAACTCCGTAAGGTCGTAATGGCCCATCCATTCTTGAACCACATGAATAGGTACTCCGTGTTCCAGGGCGTTGGTTGCGAATGTTCTGCGGAATTTATGAAGAGACCATTTACCCGGTAGGCCCGCGTCCTTGACGATGTCTTTCAGCTTCCCCAAGAAATGGCCCTCCGGCTTGGCGTCGCGGTTCACGAATATTGTCTTCCGACTCGGGTACAACGCCTTATACATTTTCAAAGCTTCCACTAAATCGTCCGAGAGAGGAATATCCCGCGACTTGTGATTTTTAATCGTGAAGCCCATTTCCGGTTTTTCGGTCACCCGGTAGATTGAAGCGGGCTGTTCCTCGGGGGATTTGTCCGGGTCCGGCTCCGCGAAGTGAATATCCGCCCAAGTCGCATACATGACTTCCCTCTCGCGACACCCACTGCGCAAGAAGAACTGATACCGGATGCGCTCCTCGTCGTCGCAAGCCGCGAAGAACTTGTCCAATTCATCTTGGCTGTAGAAATCAACTTCTGGATCTGTGTAGCGCGGAATGTCGCCGCCCTTCCGGTGCCCCACGATCCGGAATTTGAAATCCACAGAATATCCACAATTGTTAAAAAACGTACCGAGGGCCTGAAGGCGATTGAACACGGTCCGGGGCTTGGATTTCAGCTTCTTCTGGTAGTGGGTGATGAGCTTGAAGACGTCGGCCCGGTTCACGTCGGCCAGATACCTCTTCCCACAGACCTCGGCGAATAGCTCCAATTCCCACCGCCACCGCTTTAGGCCCCTGGCATCGGTTTGGGTAGAACGCTCTAGAAGGAACGATTCAATGGCTTCGGTAAGGGTGGGCCTATCTCCAAGCGATCGTTCCGCAGAAGGGACGCTCTCTCCCGCGAGGACACGTTCTTGGCGGGTCTGAGCCAGAAGAGCCTCAGTCGGGTCGGAACCCACAGCCTTCCAGTGCTGTTTCCGGCCCGCGTACCATCGAATGGCATACGGCCCTTTACAGCGAACCTCACGGTTCTTGTATTTCCCGACCATAGGATTGAGGCGGGCGTTCCCCGAATAGACGGCAGGAATCATGCGCCGCCTACTATTTTCGTGATACGTGATGAAGATACTGACGGTGGTATTCGCCATTGTTTTCCCTCTTTCGCTTAAGTTTAGGGAAATTAGTAGGCGGGCGTAGTAGGCCGAGCGGCCTAAAACGCTAGTACCATCGTTTTTATTGGCTTTTATAAAGATTGGCTGGGAGGCCTGGACTCGAACCAGGATAGTCAGCTCCAGAGGCTGATGTACTACCGATTGTACGACCTCCCAGCCGGGGGAGACGAAAGAAATG